GCATTAACAATAATTCGCAAATATTACGGCGCTATAAATATACAGCGTACCGATAACGAAGATGTTGTTTACTTATTCGACTATACAACACAAAAGAAAACAATAGGAAGCGAAAAGATTAACAAGGCTGTTGAAAAGGCCGTAAAGCAAAATGATTTTCCTAAAGATATTTATTATTCAGATGGGTTATTATCTGTAATTAAAATAGAAGAAAATGTACAACAATACCAACAACCCGAAACCATCGAAACCGAAGCCGATGAAACCCTTGAAGCCGAAGAAATAACCGAAACTGAAAAGCCTAAAAAACGCGGTCGCAAAAAACAAACTGAATTAGATGCTGAATCTTAATACACCTACTTGTTTAGAAAACTACATAATAAGTCTTAACGGCTGTTATCCTGAAAATACGGTACCAACTTCGGGTTATTATTTAGAAAACCTTGAAGGGTTAACTATAAATAATGTCGCGGCAGTTAGTTCTGAGGCGCTTATTTCTGCTACTTTGACAGTACAGGAAAAAATGTATTTTGCAGCTGATGTGGTTGAAAAACGTTTGAAAGCTGTTTTAAATGCAAGGGGTATAAAATTAAATAGCATCGGTTCTAAATATGCTGTTTGCAGCGCTTCAAGTATTTCTGATATTCCCGTTGCTGCTAACCGTGGCATCAAAATATCAAAGAAGTGGATAGATAGCCCGCAAAGTAGAATATTTATTGATTCAATTAAATTTAAGGCAACAAATAACGGTAATACAACTATTTACGTAACTGATTATGCAGGGAATATATTATTTAGTCAGGCTGTTACTGTTTTTGCAGATACGGAAATGCACATTTTTGTTAAGAAATATTTTAAAGAAGACCTATTATTAGTAACTATTGACACTACTAATATAGCACCTTACTTATACACTTGCAATGCTGCTACAAACTGCAAGCCATGTGGCGATACTGTTTTAGATGTAACGGGATGGAACGGCGTTAGCGCTTCGCAGTCGGGTTATTTAGGCGCGTGTGTTCGTGTTGATTGTGTCGATACAGATATTATATGTCAGTTTTTAGACCGTTTAGGCATGGCAATTTTATATCAAACAGGCGTGCAAATTTTAAAGGAATGGGTTAGCCCTAATAACCGTTTGAATTTAATTAAAACACACGGTAACGAGTGGGCAAATGTTAAAATAGTTGAGTGGGAGAATGCAAGCATTGAAGCCTTAGATAATGAAATTGATAATATTATTCAGCTATTAGAAGCTGACCGCTTTTGTTATAGATGTGAACCACGATTGAGAATGTATCCAATGTTCCCAGGCTAATGACTTTATCTGAACGCTTAGAAATACTATCAGAAGTTGTAAATAATGACAACACGGCCCGTAGAATTTCGCAGGTTGCCGCTATTCAAGTCATTGCAGAATATAAGCAAAGGATATTTTTTAACGGTTTAGATTCAAATGGCGATGAAATAGGTCAATATTCAGTAAACCCATTTTATATAAACCCGCTAAGCCTTACGACTGTTTCATCAGGTGGCATAAAGCCCGAAGGTAAAAACGGTCAAACGGTTTTTAAAAATGGCAATCCGCACAAAACAAAGTATTTAACACAAGGTTATAGACAGTTAAGGGATTTAACGGGCCGACAATCTGAAACAGTTGATTTAAATTTTAGCGGTTCATTATTTCAAAGTATTAAAGTAACTGAAAGTGGAACTATAAGCGCTATTACTTATACGAATGATGAAATGGCAGGCATAATGGAAAGTAACGAAGCGCGTTTTGGCAAAGACATTTCAACAGTTTCAACAGATGAACGCGAATTAGGCGAAACGGCCGCACGAAATGAACTATTAGCAATTTTAGAAGAAATCGATTTACTATAATGTACGTAACACAAGATATAATAACCGAACTTATAAAGCAGATTGATACTGCAATGGCCGCCGTAAATGTAAACGTTAACGGTAATGGCATAGCTGTAAAAGATACTGCGGGGCAGGTTGTTACTTTGAATGTTACACAAAACGGCACACGAAACTATGTTGGCATCACAGACACCGCGCGAACGGGCTATTATATCCGTGTTAATGGTATTGTTTCGGAAACAAGAAAAGCCGCGAATACTAAGCGCGGAAGTTGTGGTATCGAATTGGATGTGCGTGTTCCATTTAAATTAGTTTTTTGGAACTTATGCGCTGACCCGCGTTTATTATTAGATTCGGTTAAGTTTGCGCTTTACGGTGCGAATTTTAAGGGCGTACAATGGCAATACGCAATAGTTAACCCGCGTTTGTTCCCGGTATCAAATGAAATATTGCCTTGGGTAGTTTACGCTGCTGAAACAGGCAAAGATGCAAAGACATTGCAAAGTTTAATGCAAATAGTTAGTATTGATTTTGAATTAAGATATGATTTTAGCCTTACAGAAAAATGTAAGCCGTTCACGATATGTTAAGATTCACTATGCCGCCATTTTCGCTACCTTGGGGCAATTAGTAGGGGGTTGGAATCAATACCCCCTTTTTTAGAAAATATTTAATTTTATATATATGGCTTGTTGTAATTGTTGTGAAAATACGTTAAATTTGGGCTGTCTTAACAGTTGTGATGCTGTATTTGATACAGGCATTATAGCAGATGCAATAACTGAAGGTAGATGGTATTTAATATTAACATTTGGTTCTATTTCTATTACATATTTTATAGATGTAAAAGATGGTGATGCTATTATTTTTGATATGCCAAACTTAAACGAAAACTACACATACACAGGTCAAATAATAGGTCACGATGGCGAAATTGTAAATATTGAAGTTGATGGCATTGAATACGATTGTATTGAATTTAGTACTAAAGTAGGATTATATAATAATCAAATAAACTTATAAAAAATGATAGACATAGTAAAATTAGCTAACGGTAATGTCGCTTTGTATGATACAGCAAGCGGTGATTTTTTAAGCAGTTTAAGTCCTGATATTGTAGAAATACAATGTAATATAAACGGAACTGTTAAAGTTGTTCAAGATAACGGTAATGTTGAATACTTTGACCCTGCAAACATTTCTAATACACAGGTTTTGCCAGCTGCTGCAATTGCGTTTACAGGTAATTGCGCTGACCTTGCTTTACTACTAAGTACAGATTTTTTTTTTGTAGTTAGCGGTGGCGGTGTTAGTGATTTAGCTACTGTATTAGCTGCTGGTAATTCAGCAGGTGCTAATGATATTGATTTGAATGGTAATGATTTGTTAAATGTTGCACAGATAACAGATAGTTCTGGTAATTTTGGCAATTATGGCGATTATTTACAAAGCACAGGAAGTGTAATTGAATGGCAAGGCATTGTTTATACTGTTGAGCTTATGGATGCCTTAACGGTGGATTTTTACGCTCCATACGACCTTAAAATAAACAGTACTACAAATATAAAAAACGCTCCGACCATTACAATTCAAGACGATGGAGCTGCTTATACTTTGACTAACACTATTGCAGTAGGTAGTAAAATAACGGTAACGGCATCGGTTGCAGGGGTTACAAATCTTAACATAACAAAAGCATAAATTATGATAGGGAACTATATAAAAGCGGTTGCAACTGCTGTAAGTAGAACAACGGCACAGCTAATGAAAACTGGTCAGACAGTAAGTTATCGTACGGGTGATGATGGCGACTTGGAACGTGGAAGAAATGTAAGTTTTACGGTGCTTGCTGAAAATAATGTTTTTGGCAACACAAACAGATTTACTGATGAGTTAGGTGGTCAGACATACACAAATAATATCGTTATTGATTGGTCAACTTATAATGGTAGTACGGTTTTGGGTTGGTATAGATTAGGCGATAATGGTGTTGTAGCAACTTGGAATCAAGCAATAGATTTATCTTTAGCTTTAAGTATAGGAACATTTACAACTGGGTGGAGATTAGCAAATATGATGGAATATATGAGTATTTGCAATTTTTCAGTTTCACGATTTATAACATATTCACCAATAAATGCACCTAATTCTAATAATTCTTATTGGTCATCTACAACAAATACAGGTGGAACAACACAAGCATATAGACTTGATAATTTTGGCTTAGGTTCATCTAATGCAAAAACAGGTACTGCCAAATGGTTAGCTGTCCGCACTTTCACCGTAACTGGAACAACACTTTCATAACATAAAAAAATAATAAAATGACATACAAGTTTCCACAATTTCAAGTCGAAATCACAGACCCAACTATAAGCATAAACCTAAACACTATTTCAGATAAGGCGCTTGACAAACTTTTGGGAGTTGACGTACTTTTGACAACTGCTTCCGCTCAGTTCGGTGTACGTGCTGAGGATATGCCATATACAGATACTTGGGATGATGCCGACATTCCCGATATGGTAAATAATTGGTTAGCTCAATTTATTGTCTAATGCTATCCCTTATAACACTATCAATATTTGCAGCCTTTGCAATTAAGTTTTTGCATTATTGCATTGGTTCACCTATTCAAGGTGAATATTATTCTGGGCGTATATTTTCATCTTACGGCGCTTTTATTTCTAAACTGTACTTAGACTTCGAAGCCAAAGAAAAAAGCCGCGTATGGGCGAATTATAACGCGTGGAAACAAAAACGCGATATTGAGCTAAAGGGTCAACTTGAAAATAAAACCGCTGAACAAGCCGATAGTATTTACAAAGACTATTTGCAGCAAGTTGAACACGTTTATAATGATGTCGAAAACAATATGAAAAATAACCCGTGGTCAATGCTTGGCGCTTGCCCTATTTGCTTTGGTACATGGGTTTCACTATTTACATTTACATTCTTTGTTATATTCGTTCCCCTGCCGTGGTGGTATATCTTCATTGGTACACCAACCGCTGTTATTGTTTCACGCTATATTAAAATCTCATAATGGATTCCCTGAATATTACCGCCGATTCTTTACGTATTGCAGCTGATTCGCTTAACTATTTTATGAAAGTTTTGCCCGAAATTAAACAGCAACTTTTTATTTTAAAGCCGCTTATTATTTGCCTCAGTTTTTTACTATTAGTTGATTTCTTAACAGGCGTTAGAAAAGCAAAAGCATTAAAAGAAAAAATACAGTCGCGCGGTTTTAGAAGAACCATTTCAAAAATGAATGATTATTGTTTGGCAATTATTTCAAGTCAAGTTTTTACCTGGATGCTTGACCTTGAATTTACGCTTAGTTATTACGTTGCTTTATTTGTTTGTGGCATTGAGCTAAAATCAATATTCGAAAATGTTTCACAAACTACAGGCGTGGACATTATCGGTTATTTTAAAGGCTTTATTCCTAACCCTAAAGATATATTAAAAAAGCCTGCAAGCGATAAACCTGCAGGCGAATAATTTACTGTTTTGCTCTTTTGTTTTCATGTGTTCTCAGGCCGTTGCGTAGTGATATGCAGCGGTTTTTCTGTTTGTGCTAACTTATGAAAGTTTCTAAGCCAAAGTTCATTTACTATTATATAGCCGTTATTATAAAACTTTTTGTTTTCGCCCGCTTCAAATAATTGGCGTTCAAAAGTTTCTTCAAATGTCGGTAAATCTTTCATTTCTTAGCTATCAGTATTTCGTGTGTTTCAAATTTTATTAACGCTGCAACCTGTACTACTTTGTGACGCTTAAAAAATTCATCAGCATCGTGTTCTATGTCATTAACTACAACCGT